ATACTTGTCATAACTGTTTTTAAATGCTAATATCTGATTGGGATTGAGTGGTGTTTCCCCGTTCTCATAATCACAATCCTTAGCGTATGGTATTAGGACTGGTGCAGTTAATAGGATACTCCCATCACTGTTATGTTTTATGAATTTCATAAGCATCATCTAATTTAAGTAATAAAAGACTCTCCCTCACTAAGTTCCTTACGGTATATCTCATTACCCTCATCATCAAAACCAAGATAAAGATAAGTAATACCATCAAAACTTAATTCAAGATGTCTAAAATCATCATCATATCTCCAATAATGAACCCCATCCTTAAACGAATATTCGGAGGTAAATAATTCTGTCATAACCTTTTCCTTTGACAAGAAGTTAGGGCATTTAACATTATCTCTTTCAAATAAATCTTTTAAATCAATTAACATTATTTAATCTCCTTTTCAATCTTTGAAGTTCAGATTTATACTCTGATAATTTCTTTTTATTCTCTTTGATTTGTTTAGCAGGGTCTGCTTTTTGTAACTCCGCAATTTTATCTTTGTACATCTTGTACTCTTCCATCAATATAGGTAGTAAATCGTATTGTCCTTGCTTTTTAGCCTCTTTCATTTGCTCAAACATTTCATCTTTATACTGTTGATATTGCTTTATTAAGGATTTAGGGTCTGAATTTTCTAATTTTGCAATATGTATTTCAGTTTGTGATATTTTGGTTTCCAATTCCCTAATTCTTAATTTAATTTGAGCTTCTTCATTTTCTAATGTTATTTTATTAGAGTACAAAGTTTCTTCAAAATATTCAACGTGCTTAGGATATAACTTTACATACTCTTTAAAAGTGATTTTTGTTTCTTCATAATTGTTATTCCTAATCTTTGTTACAAGATGGTGGTCTTGAGGATTAGCTTTCATATAACTGTAATAACCACCGTGTTCTGCATATGCTTCGGTAGTTTCTGTATTAGCATAAGGTGTAAACCATCTTTCATGTCTTTGTGCTTCGGTCCATTTTTCATCATTATATGACCTACGGTTGCCACCATTTGTTTTTGTATAATCTATACTGTGGATAAATTCATGGTGCAAGGTTTTCTTCCAACCACTAATTCCTCCCTCACCATCATTATTATAAAGCCATTCTGCTTCGGAACCCTTTTTCTGAGTCTTAAAGAACTTTGAATTAATAACAATTCTATGATCGTACTCGACTGTATTGTATCCACCTACATTTTTACCTATACGGTCAATCCCATTTTTATTAACTCTTCTACAAATACCATCAGAATTGTTTTTAAACCATATTTGGCTTGTTTCGTTCCTACAAACCTTAGGTACTTTAAATATTTCATCAATTATCTCATTAACTGGAACTCTATCGTAAGATTTTAAGGTTTCCTTTTCAAACAATATGCTTAATTTTCTACCATCTTCAAAATTTTCAGTTATTTTATGGAATGTTTTAGGTTTTGCATATTTTCCTATTTGTAAGTCAACCATCTCATAATCGCAGTTGTAATGTTCGGCGATTTCTTTAATAGACATTTGGCTTGTATCTATTGGAGTTTCTACTGGTTCTGGTTCTGTTGTTATTGGTTTGGTATCAACTTTAATCAAATCAGCTTCTTTAAATGGAGTAAATGATGGAGCCATATAACCATATGGTATGACATATGGAGCATTGGAACATCTGCAATTAATCCATTCCACTAATGGTCCATCAGTATCACCAGGATACTTCAAACCGTTACTGTAAGTTTCACCCATAGGTATTATCTCACCATCAAGTTTAACATGGTTAGCCCTATCACCTTTCTTTAACCCACGAACTCTTTCATCATGAGCAGTTATCCACATAGTATACTCAACATCTAATTCCTTGTAAGTATCCATTACTGCGGTGTTATGAGAGTTGTGGATTTCGGTTCTTGCTATTCTTTTGGATTCCCAACTTGTTAACTGGTCGAACCTTTGATTTAAACTGTTAGCAACATCATTAATACCTTTACCGCTACGGTAACCATCGGTGATAATCTGATTAATTTGACTGTCGACTCTTGATAGTGTTCTTTCACTTGCAGTAAATGTTCGGTTGAGTAATCGTTCCTCTGCACTTGGCAAAGTACCGAACAAGTCATTATCCTTTTTAATGATTGCACGGACTGGCATTCGCATACTTTTACTCGCTACCCTTTGTTTACTGTTAGCAAGTCGTACTAATCGTTTAGCCTCTGCACTACCTAACCTGTATTCCCTCTTGATATATAGGGTAAGCAACTCATAATACTCCTTATGTGCTTCATGTACTGGTGCACAGATTAAATCGATGTGTCCTTGCAACATCTGATAATCCTTCCAGTAATCATCCAAGGCATTCAAGACTTCCTTTTTGAGCTTGTTGAAGAATTTAGCCAAAGCACTCTCCAATTGAGCCTCATTGTTCTGGGTTCTCTTGTAAGCGATTTGACTGGCTAATATTTGTTTCTTCGCATTAGTTGCTTTATTCATCAGTATCAATTCTTAAATCATTTTCAAGGTTTTTTAGTATGCTATCGACTTCAAGCATAGGGTTCTCTTCTGACTGGTTCCATACTTGTTCGAGCGGAACTCCATTTAGGTAACGGGCATTAAGGTAGTAGTCTCCTTCTTCATCTTCAATGTCTAATCCAAATTTAGCACCAAAGTTATCAATGAGGTCTTTAATGGTCATAGCACCACGAGCGAACAAGAAATCAGCAAGGGCAAGGTCCTTATTATAATCAATCGGTGCAACATCTTCAATACTGAAACGCCAAGTAGTAACTTCTAATTCTTTCGCTATCAAATTGATTAATGCTTCACACTCAGCCTTAATCGGAGCAATAGTACCATACTTGTAACTTGCCATAGTGTTATCACTGTTAGTACCATTAAGGCTTCCAGCATCATAAATACCAAGTCTTGAAGGGTCTACATGATGACTGTGGATTACTTCATCCCTTGTATCCTTACGGTACATACGGAAATGACCCTCCTCAGTCTGAACGGATAATGGAGTAATCTTCAAGTCAACATTACCTTCCTCACCCTCACTTGGGATAGTGATGCAAATAGCTGAATGAGGGTTCTTAATAACCTCCCTAATCTGTTGGCTTATACGATACCTTAAAGTCTGGGTAATGTCATAATCTGGATCATCAGGTTCTACATCATAATCTGCGAAATCACCAGTAACTGTTACGGCGAACTTTGGCATTCCATAATTCTCGAAGAAACTGTAATTGTAACGGACTGCACTGATGTCTCCCTTGATTGAACCTAGACAAGATATGATTGGTGGTCTTCCATAGTAATCAGTTCCTGGAGCATACTCCATACTCCATAATAATTCATTAGCCCTTTGATGTGGTGCAAGACTGTTGTATGGTTTGAACTCTCCAGTATCTGCATCAATGTCGCATAGGTTTCCTTCGTCATCATAGTTTTTGCCGTAGATGACGAACCATACTTTCTTGCCCATACTGTTGATATGGACTACCCTTTTTTGGTCTGTATGCCTACGGAGAGTATGTGCTGGTATGTGTTTCAATCTTTTGATGTCAGATTTGCTGGTGGTGTCTCTTATGATTTCAATGGCACCGTAACCAATGCTTCTCCTATCGTATACCATTCTTTGGAGTTGAGTATTGATGGAGGGAGTGGAATTGTTAAGGACTTCTTCGAGTCTTGCCTTCTCGGCTTCTACTGGTTCCACACCTTCAACTGGTTTCAAAGTGTAACTTATTCCAGTTGCATCGATACTTACTGCATCTACGCAAGCACTGTGGTATGTATAAAGGTCAAGTAATTGCACAAGATAGTATGGATTGTATTTAGGGTCTAATATGTTATTCCCTTTGAGTAATTCCTCTGATGGAGTGTATTTGCTCCCATCTTTATCCACTTGAGCTTTAAGAGCATACTTGTTAAGTTCTAAATGGTCTATTAGGTGGTAATTGTCCTCCTTGTCCACTGTTACAACGAATGAATTTGATTGTTTCATAATGTTTATACCTCTAATCTTGTTTGGTAATTTTTGCACCTTTCTTGTGCGATTTGATAATAGTCTTTGTCAAGTTCTATTCCGATGAATTGTCTGTTAGTGTTTTTGCAAGCGATGGCAGTTGAACCACTACCCATAAAGCAGTCAAGTATAATATCATTAGGTTGGCTTGATTTGTTAATAATAAATCCTAATAAGTCTGTTGGCTTTTGATTAATATGTAATCTATTATTAGGACGAACCATCGGATAATAAAAAACATTAGGGTCTCTTTTACCATTCAATAAATGTCTGCCTTTTGTTGCAAATATGATAAATTCATTTGTACGAACATAACTACCCTTTAAATCTCCTAATCCACTTCCATTATTTTTAATCCAAATACAAATGTTTTTTATAGTGAAATATTTTTCTATTTGTTGTTTGAAATAATCCAAGTGGTGTTCGGAACAGAAGCAATAAAATGCAGACCCTTCTTCCAATAATTCATAACATAATGGGATAATATCTCTGATTAATTCGAAGTTATCATCGTTAAGTATCTCTTGGGATAATTTATGTGTTTGGTCTGACCGAAAACCTGTAGAATATTTCATTAGATATGGAGGGTCTGTTAGTATCATATCGACCTTGACACCATCATCAATCAATGACTGCATAACCTCTAAACAATCACCATTAATCAATTTAAACATTAATCTTCCTCCTCGGTCGCAACCAACTACGAGCACTTCCAGTCGCTGTATCGACTATGTCGTCTTCTCCACCATCTGCACCAGTGAAACTTACTAACTGGTCGATGAGTTTACTGTTCCAATCGGCTTTAACGAAGTATACTTTACCGTCCTCGCTTAATGCTTCAAGGTCGAAGCTTCTTATGTTCTTTGCCATTCTTACCTTATCGCTTCGTATATGGTATCGTTTCAATTCTTTATCTCTTCGGAAAGCATTGATTAATAATTTACTGCCTGCTCCTGGTTCTTGCTCAATCTTAATCAAGACACCTTTACCATCTCGTTTGGCAGTACGTTTGAATATCTTCAATGTTTCAGATGATGAGAATTTGCCACTTACAAGGTCAATGAAGTAAAGGTTCTCGCCATCGTAACCAGTTAATAATCCACTGGTTCCGTCTCCTTCTTTACCACTGGCAGCGAAATCCCAGTACCTCATCATCGGCAAATCAGTAGGCAAGTCTTTCTTATCAATCAAGTTATAAATGCGATTGGTGGTCTCATCCATAAACCAACTCCTTTTGAAGATGTTTCCATCACGTTCAATCGGTTGCCCTTGGTAAATAGCATTAAACAAGTAACTTCCCATTGACTGTTTCTCTGCCATCAACCAATCATAACTCCTCTGTTCTTCCCAAAGGACTTCACCTACTTGACGGCCCAATAAATCATTTGGACTATCGCATATGGCAGGAATATTAAGGTCAAGCCAAACATTAGGGTCAATAGTACCGCCATTACGAAGTATCTCGAAACCTTCCTCTGCAGATATGGTGGGTTCACTTTCTCTGATAATTCCATGTAAATCTTTCAAGTGTAATCTTTGAGCAATGACTAACATTATCGGCGGCAAACCATTGCTCCGCTTCTCGAGTCTTGTCTTTGCAGTTGCCTCAAACCAATCACTTAACCTTTGCTGTTTCACTTTTGACTCTGCATCAGCGATATTCTTAATTGGATCATCAACTATGAATAAGCCTGCACCAAAACCTAAAATACTACCACCTGCACCAGTAGCCAACATCTGACCACGATACGGATGGTTTAATTTGAATTTGTTTTTAGCTTTGGAGTCGGTGGATAATGATACTTTGTAAGGTGATATATTGCCGTAATAATTTAGAACGTCTTTGACTTGTCCACCAAACTCTGAAGCGAGTCCTTGACTGTAAGCGGTTAGTATGACTTTGTCATTGGGATAGTGGGCTAGGAAGTATGAAGCGAAGTTCTTACTTATCAATGTGGATTTACCGTGTCTACTTGGTACACCCAATAATATCTTACTAACCTTGCCTTGCAAGGCATAACCAAGTAATTCAATGATAAGTACATCGAAGTTACGGGGTCTCCAATAACCATTGTTAATGAGTATTGACCATTCACCGATACCACGAGGCTTACTCGGTAGTTGGCTTATCTCCTCTGCTGTTATCGGCATCTTTATCGCCTATCAATTCCTTCAACATAGCAAGGTCTGACTCCTGTATCCTAGGGTCAGTCATATCGACTTCGGCTTGTATGGTTGCTTTGGTTTCGCTTTCTATCTTCTGCTTCTCTGCAACCACATACTCATCAGGGTCTACACATTGCAACAAATACTGACTAGCCATCCATGATTGACTATTGGCTATCTTCTGCAAATGATGAGCCTTGAACTTGGCTCTCGCCCTTTGCATATCTACATAAAAATCACGATACTTGCCTCTCTTTGCAACCTTACCCTTATCAAGCCACTTGTAAACAGTGGTCCTGTCTATGCCTGCAATATCTGCACAATCCTTTATGGGTAAACCTTTGCCATGGTTCTCAACTAGGCATTTGCAAGTATCTTCGTTAAATTTAACCACTTCTACATCTCCTTTATTATAATAGTGTAGAAATTCATATCATTTTGAAATATACATTGATTAGTATGGTTATGATGGTTAGTCCGACTCCTACGAGTGCTAGTAATTGGCTGACTCGGTTGTGGTTTTCTATGCTTACTTGTTTCTGGATTTCCAGTTCTGTCTCTATCGCCTTGAGTCTTAATTCTAGTTGGTTGTCATCCTTGTTTGACTGGAGCTTTAACTCGTTGAACCCTTCCAATACCTTGTCTAGTTTCTTGTCCATCTTATCTATTTGTATCTTCAATTCATCTATCCTTTGTGTTTCATAGTCCTGATGGACCTTTAATTGTGTAATGGTGGGTTCTTGTATGCAAGTATGCTCAGTCATCTGTAATCAATGTCCTTGGATTACTTCTCCAGTGCGGATGTCAATGGTCTCATCACGGTGTGGATCATACTTCAACACAGGATGGCCTTCTTCATCTACTGTTACTGTTTTCCAGTTCCTTGTTTCATCCATATTAATCAAATAATAAAATTTAAAATTAGTTCTTCTTACATATATTACATATCAATGAGGGGGAGAATAGGGTAGCGGTATCTTATTAATATGGTGTTTGTTTAAGCTTATCAGGAATTTTACGAACTGGTTTATGGTTAGGTCATATTTTCCTAATAAGTTGTAGTAATCTCTTACTCTTGAGTTTCTGTTGGTTTCAAGTTTCACATAGATTAATATCATTACTATGTATTGTTCTTCTGTTTGTGGTAGGTTGAAGTCAAGGTCTTTTATCAAGTATTTTATCCTGTCTTTTTGTGGTTTTGTTATGTTGAAGTTCCCATGTAGGTTGTTTATTATTCCATCGAGTAAGAATATTCTTTGACTGTCTCTGTATTCTTTTAGGTTACGGTATTCGGTTTCAAGTTTCCATTGTTCGCCTGGTTGTTTGGTCTCATATTTTTTTAATAGAAAGTCGACTGTCCTATCCATACATACCATCCTCCTTGAATGGTCGTGGTGTTTCTAGCATTTGAGCATATATCACATCTATTGCGAGTATAGTGTTCTTGTTCAGTATCTTCGCATATTCAGCACCATCCTTGTTAGGTACAACGATGCTTAGGTATTCTTCGTCTTCGTAGGTGATATAGGCCATCGTGTAAGTGGTTAAGTCAGTATGGATTATCAATGGCATCTCGGTTACTGGTATGCCTAATCCTTGTTTCTTGCTTATGTCAGTTAATAGTAAGATGTAGTTTAATTTCATCTTCACACTCTTTTAGTTCGTAGTGGACTTTTAGTAATTCAGTTTGTAGGTCTATGTTTTGCATATCATAAGCCCATAGTAATCGTAGTAATGTTTGTTTCTTTTTTAGTAATATGTATAAGTGGCAGTATTCGAGTAGCATGGTTATCACATTCAATCATCAAATTTCTTCCATATCAATCCTTTATCTTGGACTTTTTGCTTTAAAACTTTTAAATCAGTGCTAGTGATGTTGCGGCGTTTACCACCTTCAAAATATTGGTAACTCCAAGTATAACCTTGTTTACACTTACTATTTTTTTGTTTAGATACTCTGAAATATCCAGTGGTATTATTTGCAGCACTAATTCTATATTTGCTTTCATCACAATGGGTTTTGTTAAACATAGGATGATTAGCTTCTTTGTTATGATGTTTTCTATGTAACCTTTCTTTTACACATTGGAGATTCTGAATACGATTATCCACTTTATTATGATTTAAATGATGGATTACATAACCTTCAGGTACTGGTTTATCATACCAATCTTCCCAAATTAAACGATGCAACATTTTATTATGATTGCCTTCTTTTCCTGAAGTAATAATGTAATATCCTTTATTGCTAATTTTTGCATTGCCAAATTTTGTTTTCATATTCTCACCATTTCTGGACAAGTTTCATCAATATTAAAAATAGTAACAGTAGTGTTTAAATTCTTATCAACATTAACCCTTGTGAAACATTCAGGAATTGGTTTTAAGCTCATCTCTTCAGCATAACTATCTTTATAGGATAGGAAATGTCCTGTAAGTACAAAGGTTTTTCGTTTATATTCTTTGTTTATAAGGTTTACTTGTTGTATGCTTCCTGCACGATGGATATGACCATAAAAGAGCAAGTCTGCATTAATGTAACCAGTTTCCCTCATAACTTTACCATATGCAAGGTGTGGTTGTACTGGTGCAGAACCTTTACCATGAGTAGCATAAACATTGTAAGGTTCTTCATTTATCAATAATGTGTCTTTCAATTGTGAAACACTAGTGCAATCAAACCTATCCGCTAATACTTGTGTCAATTCAAAATCAAAATCTTTCAATAACCTTTTGCTATCGTGGTTTCCTTTGGTTACTCCACAAATATAATCTTTTAAAGGTTCAAAATAGTTTATAGCTGTTTCTAATTGCTCATTCACATTTATTTTTTGTTTAAATGCTGAATTACCTACACTTTTGCTGCCGACTTCTAATATATCTCCATTTAAGTAGATGATTTTTTGGTGTTTGTCCTTCTTTATTAAGTTTAAGGCATATTCAAAGTATTCCTTGTTAAATACATTGGAACCTATGTGTGTGTCAGATATGCAGTAAATATGTAGTGGTTTTTTGTTGATGTCATATTCTTTATATGGAATCTCTTCTTTTGTCATTTTATCTTCCATCTTTTTCTTGAATCTTGTTGCTTTCATATGCGGTCATCGAATAGTTTGCCTTTGTTGAAGTGGCGTTCTTTTTTGTCTTGATCGTGTTTCAAGGTGAAGTGTGTTATCCATTTGCTCTGCTTATGACATACAGGACAATTTAGGATATATGATTGGTGGAAAATAAAGTGCAGTTTGAGTAGTGCTTCAATTTTATTAGTTTTCGCTCCACAGTAACTGCACCTAAGTTCGTAATGTTTCATTTTAATTAGTCCTCTGTTTAATTATCTAAATAGTATTCTAGTAGGTATAGGAGCATTAATAATAACACTCCTGTTAATAATAATAATCCCATCATTCCTTGTTCTCCTCTATAAGTGTTAAGGATAATGATTCACAACCCCTACACCTTTTGCTTTCCTTGTTGGTTAATTGTTTATGATGTCTTAAGCAATACCAGTATTTCTCCATTTTTATGGTCTCCTTAAATAAACCCTACTATATGAATATTTTTCTTTTCCACAGCAGCCACAGAAATCGCTGCTACATCTGTGGCAGGTGTACTCTCGCTCTGGAACACCCTTGGGGTTACGTCTTAATGTTCCGTAGTGATGGCAGTTAGGACAGTAATTGATGAATGTCCTGTAATGCCAAGTGTACCTGTAATTGCAACCGCAGGATGGTTTAGCCCACATCCCTATAGTGGAATATTTGGGTTTCTCCACCACTACATTATAATTCTCAATATGCTTATTGGAGCGATTGACAATCATATCATCATAATGGACTCCACCGATTAGTGTGCAGTTAGTAGTGTTCATTTGGCTATTGTTCTCTGTTGTTATGATTGGGTCTGCATAATCAACACTTACACAGACGGATAAAAGGAGCAAAACTCCTAATATCATTAAAAGTAAAGCTTTGATGTTGTCAGTAATCCCCTCCTAATGTTTCAACATTCAACGATAATTCCTTGTCTTCTTGTTTTGGGCATTCCTCGTATAAATGGTCAAGGGCTTGCTCCAAACCAATAATGGCTATGGATTCGTGGTCATCCACTCCACAAACATAAATTGGATGTGGGAATTTCCATTTGACCATCTCGCATTTCATACAAGGATGCTCCTTAATCTCATCAGCCATTTTAATCATTACCTCTTTTTCAACCATTCTTTTAATATTCTAATAACCTCATCTTTTCGGATTATATCATTTTGTAATCGTTCAATGGTGGCTTGTTGCTCATTCAACACATCAACCACTTCTTCCATTCCCAAAGGTTCATCACCTTTCCAATAAGTATACTCACAATAACAAATATCTTCTTCGGTAGTGAGTTTAAATCGTTTCTCATTCATACTTCATCATACTCCTCACACGCTTCACTATCACAAGTATAAACCCGATTACCCTCAACACAACAAGCACCAACATCAAGTTTAAAAGCTTCATTGTAATGCCATCTCTTCC